CGAGTATGAAGTGACCATCCGGGTCCAGGGCAAGGCCATGGCCATGATGCTGGAAGTGATCCGGCTCTTGTCCATGACCACGACCAAGATCTACAAGGAAGTGGACCGGGCCGCGATCAATGAACGGTCGCAGGAAGTGGTGGCGGTCCTGCGCGAGGATGAACAGGCGGTGGCGCTGTTCTACTGGGCCTTGCGGGACCGGGGTTTTAAGCATCGCCAGGCAGTCCAGATCACGCACGGGGACTGTCCCACGGTCAAGCACCGGAACTTTTCCAAGGCGGATATTTGGCACTTTGCGAAGTGTTACCCGAAGGAGTCTATTGCATTGCCTGTGCGTAACGAGCTGGAGGTGGTGGGATGAGCGAGCCAGAAGAAGGACAAAAGAGCGATGAGCGTGACAAGGTGATAGCTGAACTTCTGCTTGTGCTCAAGTTTGTCAATCAAAACATTGATTGGCGCAATCCTGCGTATGGTGCTGTGAAGATTGCACTTCACAAGTATGAAGCGAAAGGAGCCAAGCCATGACCCAGTCCTGGTGCCAATCCGACGCCGAGTGCAAGTTCAACAAGGCCCTGATCGTGGAAATGGCCGAGCGGATACGGAAGCTGGAGCGGGTCATTGTGCAGTTACACGGCCAGGAGATGCTAGAGATCATTAACGTGTGGGAAATCAAGGAGGTGAATCATGCGGGAAAATAAACGAGTCCAGAGCACGAACCGGGAACTGCACGAGGCCATGTTCATTGCAACGATCCAGGAACAGGCCGGGTATCACGTGCCGTGGATACTCGTGGCCATTGGCCTGGGCGGGCTGTGGTGGGTCTTGTGCGGGATTGTCCTGTAAATGGCACGTGAATTAACGGCACAGGCGGCGTGGATGGACACGCAGGCTGGACATTGGGGAATACGGGCAATCCGAGCCTCCATGACGGCGACGCTCCCGAGGCGACGAGTGGGTATCCAGTCCCACGTAGAGACAGGGAGTAAGGCCACTTAGCAGCCAGTAGAGGCGGGTTAAGCAGCAGGTATCGAGTCCTGCCCTGTGCCCATAAAGGAGGAGGCAACAATGTTTTATCAGGAACAGATCCAGGACGGGGTGCTGTGCTGGAGGAACAGCCCAGATGGGGCCTGGAAGCCGTTTACGGTCGAGGAACTGACGGAACGGATCAGGCGAATGGAAAAGCGCCTGAACTATATGCTGAACAAATTCATGAAAGGAGAGGTGGTGTGAGCCCAGACGATTGGTCCGCATTCTTTTACGGGGTAACGTGTGGAACGTGGGTGACAACGGCCATTGCAATTATCATCATACGGAAAGGAGCTAGACCATGACCTGTCCCAAATGCATCACCGGTTTACTCATCATCGAGCGCAATTACGATGCCCACGAAGGGCAAGGGTACATCACCATGACCAAGTGCTTGAACTGTGGCTGGTACGACGACGACACGATGCGGGCGAATCGCCTGGCCACGGGCAGTTCCTTTCCTACGTTCCAGGCACGTGAAATGACACGTTATGAGGAGGTGCTAAAGTGAAACTTTCAGAGGCGATATTACTAGGCAGTGTCGGGACATTGCAGGGTTTTGGTCCGTACCAGAATTACGGCAAGTACGCCTGTGCATTACAGGCTGCTTTAGTTGCAGTTGGACGCGGTGACGAGCATTGGGCGCGAGCCGGTGAGGAATGGCCATGGACCGTTCTTACTGGGCCAGTTGTCTGTCCGGTAGATGGTGTTAAATATCCGCACGCTCAAGCAGTCATTTACGTGCTTAATGACAAATACCACTGGCCCCGGCCACAAATCGCTGCCTGGGTCGCCACGATTGAGCCTTCAGAGGCGAAAGCTATCGAACCAAAGGAGGAATCATGTACGACGACATTGACGACACACAATTCGTCCATCTCCCAAACAGAATCAGCGCCCAGCTAGATCGAGAACTGAGCGAGGAAGATGAAGTGAGCGAGATCTTTGAACTGCTCATGGAACAAGATGAGTTACAGGAGGAACTAGATTATGAGTAACACCTTTCGAGGACCAGTCACCAGCGACATCGAAAACCTGTTCCTGCGCTATGGCGTGGACCCGTTCCGGTATCCAGAACTGGTCCGTGGCTTGATGAACTATATTTACGATGAAAAGATTGCCACGGTAAAAGATACGCAAAAACACGTGACAAATACGATAGAAGATGCTATGCTGTAGGGAATGACACGTACGGAGTTTGAAGCCATGTACCAGATCCTGTTCCCAGAACTGGCCCGGTCGCTTGTCCGGGCCGGATACCAAGACGGGCCAGATGCGATGCAGACCGTGTACGTGGCCTGTATCGAGGACAAGTCCTACCGGGGCTACTGGGCCAAGGACAAGGCCTGGCTGGAGACCCAGGTCTGGAACCTGGCCAAGAAACAGCATTGGGCGAGAATGCGTGAATTAACTCATAACGATGGAGGGAAAGATGAGTGAGGAAGCTGGGACGATCGAGGAAACGGAAGTGTTACAGAGCGGGATGCTGGTCAATCTGAGCGCGTCGGCCCTGTATAAGGCTGATGACGTGAAAGAGAACGATCTGATTCTGCACGTGGCGGGGCTCAAGCAGCGCACGTTCGATGACGGCACCAAGGCCTGGATTCTGTGCTTTCAGGAAGAAGGGCCGAGCCTGCGCCTGAACAATACCAACCGGGAAAAGCTCATGGAGATCATGGGCAGTGGCCGGATTGATGACATGATTGGTCGCGCCGTTCGGTTGTACTACGACAAGAACGTGACCATGGGCAGCAAGAAGGTTGGCGGCATTCGTCTGGAACGGGCCGAGGATTTGGCAGGAGCGTAATGACCCATCTCAAGTCCATTGCCCTGTCCGTCCTGGCGCTGGTCCTGGTCCTGCCTCTCATGCTGGTGCTGGCGCTGGGACATGGGCTCTGGCAGATCAAGTTCTGGGGGAGGAAATTGGTATGACTGTGGCTGAACTGATCAAGCAACTTGAAAAGTACGGGCCAGAACATGAGGTCCGAATCGAGACAAGTGAAGAGGTTGACAGGGCGGGCGAGGTCGAACTTGACGGCAGAATTATATATATCGTGGGAGAAAAGGCATGACCGTCGCTGAACTGCGCAAGGTGCTGGAAAATTTCGGGGCCGGGCGAGAGGTGAAGATCGAAGATAATGAATTTGGGAGGCTGCGTGACATTGCCACCATCATGCTCACAGCCGACGATGATGACGCTAAAGTGGTGATCTTCCATGAGTGAACTTATCACATCCGGCCAGCTTTTGGATCTAGCCGAGCCGGTCACGCGCCAGACGCTGGTTGCGAACCAAATTACGGCGTATCTCGAACAGGACCAGAAGACGCTCAATGAATCGATCCTGAACGAGATGCTGGCCGCGTTTAAGAAAGCGATTACGCGCCAGCTCATGCAACCGCGCATGAACCGGACCGGCTACGAGTCCACGACCAGCTACACGGGGCCATGTGCCAGAAAGGCCCGGCTCCAGTACGATGGCGTGAAAGGGGAACCGATCCAGGCCCGGAGCATGCTCAAGTTCCTGCTCGGGGATCTGGTCGAGCTGGCGGTTGTTGGTATTGCCCAGTTGGCAGGTGTGACCTTAGTGGATAATAACCGAGACCTGTTCGTGACGGGCAAGGACGGGGTCAAGGTCAATGTCCATCCCGATGGACGAGTGGTGGACGTGTTCCCGGACAATCCTGAACTGTCCCGGCACTATAACTTTGAATGTAAGAGCTGCGATTCACATACTTTTGACAAGTGGCTGGAACAGGGCGGGCCGGATGATACTTGGGGCTACCTGACTCAAGCCGCAATGGAAGATGCAGCCTGGCGCGAAAAAGGCTATGACTGCCAAGGGACAATTTTCGTTGCAGTCTCCACCGGCTCCCGCCAAGGCTCTATTGCTGAATGGTTCCTTCCCTACGATCAGACACTGGTCGATGGCTGGCACGAGCGCCGAGCCTTGGCCAGGGCCGAGAGCGTGCCGCCGATCCCGTTCCAGCCGGTCCCTGATACCGATTACAAGAAGGGGAAGGACGTTTACCCGAATTACTTTGAGCACGGAGACCCGATCCCTCGCGTGAACAAGAAGGGGACGATATACGGCTGGGATGTCCTGAACGGGAAAAAGAAGCTCGGATTAACATGCTCGTACTGTGCCTACAAATATCAGTGCTGGCCAGCGGCGATGGAGGTCAAAAAGGACGGTAGCCCGATCTGGGTTGTGCCAACGGAAAGTGTCACTTGCGAAGCGTCAGCGAGTAAGTCGAGCGCCGATGGCGCGTAGATCCCGGCGCGGAAATGGAAGTGAAAGGCGGTCGTCCTGTCTGGGTCGTGGCGACTTTGAACGCTAGTAAGAAGTCGAGCGAAGCGTAGAAGGAGGGACGCGATGAATGAGATATTGAGTGAGGAAGAATTTGAGCAAACGCTATGGGCAGCAGTCAATGTCCTCAACGATGATGGTCCCAGCTATAACAAAGTCCTCGCCTCACACCGCGCCCTGCACAGCCAGGTGAGGGAGTTGGAGAAGGCGAATATCTCACTCATGGAGACAATCAATCTGCCACTCAACGAGTGTAATAAGCGAGTCCTAGCAGCCCAGGCCAGAAGCACGGCGCTGGAGGCTGAGAAGGCATTACTGCAAGCGAAGTATGAGGCCAGCGAAATTGACAAGAAGATCCACTGGACTTGCGACCATGAACATTGGCAGCAGCGCGTCACGCAGTTGGCGCATGATAATGCTGAGTTGACTGCGAGGACTGGTCAACTAGAAGGGGCGCTGAAGCCGTATCTCGCCATCGTTGAAGCGTTAGAGCCGCAACTTATTGGCTGTAGTCGTGAACAGGAATTAACCTACAAGAAAGCGTTGAAGGATTTGAGGCAAGTTCAGCATGCCCTGACGCCTGGTGTCTACCGCGAATGGTGCCGTGACCCGAAGCTGTGCCAGGACAATGGCACGTGCCCGAAGGACCCTTCTTGTGCAGACTAATCAACTGGACAGAATCGAGCAGAAGCTTGACCGGCTCCTGGCCCTGCTCCAGAAACAGTCTGCGCCCAAGAAGGTCAAGCAGACTGACGAGGAATGGCTAGCCGAGACGAAACAGGCCTATCACTGGGTCGATTGGCCCACGGAACTGACCAAGATGCAGACCTGGCTGGCCCTGCCCAAGAACAAGGGCCGGAAGATGACCAGGGACTTTATTACGAATTGGATTAATAAGTGCCCGGCTCCGGTCCAGGTCAAGGTTCCGGTTACGGTGCCGCCCGTCTACACGAAGAAGGTCGAGAAGCAGGCTCCTGGCGTGCCCTGTCCACCTGAATATACAGAGAAATTGTCACGTGTTTTAGGCCGCGAATGGGGGAAAATGTGAAACTGAGCAAGACCCAGCAAGAGGTCCTGGACCTGATGAAAGGCGGGACCACGGCCTATTGCATGAAAGGTAGGGACTATTACTGGTGGCTTGATGTGCCAAGGCATCGACACGTCACAAAAACGATCGAAAAATTGCTCAAGCTAGGGCTGATCGAGATCACGAAATCAGACTGGAGAGGCGCTGTCGCCAAGTACAAGCATCCATGAACCATCCTAAGCAGTACATGGGCTATGTCCTGTACCTGTCCCAGGAGATTCGCCTGGACAGTGCCACGCCGGGCAAGGTCGCCAGCGACCGGCTCGTGGCCACTGCCAAGCTCCTGGGCGAAACGATCGAATCCTGGGCCAGTTACTGTGGCTGGCAACCAAAGGACCTACTAGAGGAGGTATGGCGTCATGACCCAGAAGCGAAAAAGAGAGAGCTTGACCGGCAGCAAAAAGCTAAAGGGCGACGAACGAGAAATTAGAGACATCAAGAACGGGCTCCCGAAAGTGATCGAGTACTGGGCCATGGTCGGCAAGGAACTGCTGGACCTGAAGGTTACGGTTGACAAGTTACGTTAATTCACGTATCATCTACGCAACAATGACACGTACGTACTACACATTCGATCGTCGCCAGACACAGGACCTGCGCCTCCGGCTCCAGATTGTCCGGTGTCAGGCGAAGGACTGTGGCCGGGTCCTGCACTGTGACAAGAAGAAGGGCCAGCAAAAGCTCTGGTGCAGTGACACGTGCCGGTGCCGGATCAGGAACCGGGAACGGAAACAGATCTTGCTGGCGAAGCACAGAGGGATCAGGAAGCGGCACAAGGGCTTTCTGGGTACTGGGCATTATTTTTGGGGAGCTGCAAGTAAAGGTGTAGCCAGGATGGCAAACGGATCAAGGTCTTTTTAGTGAAAATACTCTTGCTGGACATTGAGACGGCCCCGAACACGGCATGGATCTGGGACACGAAACCGCAATGGATTCCAGCCAGCCAGATCAAGGAAAGTTCTTATACGTTGTGCTGGGCGGCGAAGTGGCTGGGCAGTAAGGACATGATGTGGGCTCGATCGAGCGGCAAGAAAGGGATTCATCGCAAGGGCATGTTGTGGGAAATGCACAATCTACTTGATCGGGCCGATGCGGTGATCCATTTCAATGGACGGAAATTCGACGTGCCTAAGCTCAATACCGATTTCTTGTTACATCGTATCCCGCCGTACGCACCATTCCGGCAAATGGACCTGATCATGACCATGCGCACTAAGTTCCGGTTCACGAGCAATAAACTGGACTATCTGTGCAAGCAAATGAAGCTGGGCGAGAAGCTGGACCATGAAGGGCAGGAGTTGTGGAGTAAGTGCATGGACAATGACCCGGAGGCCTGGAAGACCATGGAGGCGTACAACAAGCATGACGTGGTCATTACCGAGCGCCTGTATCACGAGATCCTTCCATGGATCAAGGACCATGCTAATTACACGCTCTTTTCCCCGTCTAGAACCGGGGTGCAATGCCCGAAATGTGGCAAGTCTGATTACCAATCCAGAGGCTGGGACTATACCCAGACCAGGCGCTATCGCAAGTACAAGTGCAAGGTCTGTCTCGGCTGGTTCCGGTCCGTGTCCAGTGACAAGGACCAGAAAGCGAGCACAGTGGCGTTATGACCATCACCATTGGCGAACTGATCTTGTCCGTGTTCCTGGCCATGGGCATTGGCACGCTCATAGGCATGGAGCGGGGCTACGATCAGGCCTGTAGCCAGGCCCGTGCCCTGGCCAAGCAACATCGCATGGGCGAGATCCTGGTCCAGGTCCCGGCCAGGATGAAGGTCGATGCCACGACCTGGGGCAGTGGCTGGTTAGCGAATAAACTGTGTGAAGGGAGGTAGTCATGTTCAGGAAGACGCGCCGTAGAATAGAGGAACTAGAATCGATCTGTAAGTATAACGAGAAACGAATAGATAAGTTTCTGGACATGGTCCGTGCAACGCAGAGAGAACTTGAACTACTCTCCCAGTCCCTTGGCTATAACCGCGTCGAGTACCAGGCCAAGGTCGCGTACGAGAAAAAGGGCGGGCCGGAGAAGCCATGATACGTACGTTAATAAGCTATTTACTCGGTTACTTAATGCGATGACCACCGGCTGGGTGCTGACCATGGTGCTGTTCGGGGGCCTGGTGACGTTCACGGACCCGAAACCGTTCCCGACCGAGGCCCTGTGCCGTGAAGAGGGGAAGCGGCAGATGGTCTATTACCGGACGGACCATGTCCAGGCCAGCTATGAATGCGAACAGGTCCAGATCAAGGAGGCGTTATGAGTTGGTGGGCAGGGGCAGCACTGATATTTGTGGCCGGAGGATTGTCAAGTTTCTGGGACATAGACCTTTGGAAATGGCTCATTCTTCTGATTCTTGTCGTTGCCGGTGCAAGGTTAATGCAATGAACGATCCTGTCAATCATCCCGTCCATTACACCCGAGGCAAGATCGAGGTGCTGGATTTTATCCTTGACCAGAACTTCGGCTACCTGGCCGGGCAAGTGATCAAGTACCTGAGCCGGTATCGGTGGAAGGGGACGCCGATCGAGGACCTGAAAAAGGCACAGTTTTACCTCACTCAACTGATCGAGAAACTGGAGATGGACAACAATGGCCAAGAAATCTAAAGGGCGCAGAATCCCGGCAGTGGACCAGCTCTCGTACATGACGGAGCGCCAGTTCTATTCCGACTATGACCCGCCGAAGGAACGGAACAGTTGCGAGATCAAGGTCGTGAACCATGACCGGGGCCGGATCATGGTCAATATCAATGACAAGTGCCTGTTCCCGGACGGCGAGGAAACTTTTCAATTTATCCGGGCCATGCACCGCTGCGGGACAGTCCAATGGGGCAGAGACTTCCACGATCGGGTCCAGCGGTATCTGGATACGGTCCATATTGTTGGAGGGTGAAATGAAAGTCAGGCTAAAAACTAATTGGCATCCCGGCTATTTCAGGGACGTGCAGCACACGGTACGTCTCAACGGGAAGGAATTTTACCTGTTCACTGACGGGTCATGGTGTACGTCAGATTCGTACGAGCCCGTCCCCACCGAGACCTGGCGTGATGTCACGGGGGAGTGTGAAGTGTTTCGCGGTGACGACATCAAGCATGGTGATGTGTTTGTTATTGGCGAGGAGGGCTACCGCCTCCGCAAGGTGCAGTTGATGCAACCGGAAGGGGCTGTGGTCAAGGCTGATGGAATCTTTGGCACGCAATTTCTTATTACAGACGCCTTCATCGTCGAGAAGAGGGACCATGCCTAATCCAGCCTACTTACGCGGCGTGCGCCTTGAGCGTGAACTGGTCAATCTGGGCCGTGCCCATGGCTGGATTGCCTATCGCAGTGCCGGGAGCCATTCCTGTATTGATGTGACCTGGGTCCGGGAGAAGGACAAGTTGCCGGGTACGGCCATGGAAGGCGTGGAACTGATCAGGACCAGTGGTTGGTTTGCAGAGCCGAAAACGACCATGATCCCGGACCCGTTTTTGTACGGCTTCTATCGCTATACCAAGGGCCTGAACAAGCACTGGATCTGGGTCCGGGCCGTGGACGATGGTATGACGCATGTGGTCCTGATACAGTGCAAGACTCGTTTAGCAACAAAGAAGAGGAACAAGAAATGAAAAAGCGCACGTACAAGGACATTTCCCTCACGCCGCTGGACTGGGCCAGGCAACCTGGCGTGGTCTTTCGCCGTCAACGTAAGTCTGCCGACACGATGAAGTGCTTAGCGCTGATCAAGCGCCTGGAGAAGGAGAAGAAGCTGTGAACGAATGGAATGTCCTGTGCGTGACACAGGCAGGCAAGGTATCGCTATTACAGAACCTGTCTGAGGATGTGGCAAGAGAAACGGTCAAGCGGCTGACCCCATGGTACAACCGCCCGGATTGCAGGGAGTATACAGAGGGTGGCTGGCTTATCAATGAGAGTGACGTGGTGAAGATAGAAGTATTCGGCCCAGAAGGTAAAGCATTAGACGTATGGAGGACTAATGACGCCACACATGCCTGACCATGACTTTAACATGATCTTTGGCACGGCGCTGGTCCTGGGCATGGCCATTGGCTGGGTCCTGCGCATGCTGATTAGCTAGCTGTTCTTGACCCCGAGATAGGCCAGGCTCATGGCCAAGGTGCCCCACGTGGCCTGGAACGCACGCTTGATAAAGAGCACTTCTGTGGCCAGCTTCCGGTCCTCTTCTAGGTGCTTATCAAACTTGTCCTGGAACTGCCGCACGTCTGAGTGCAGATCATCGATCTTGCTAAAGAGCACTTCAAATAATTTGTCCTGCGCCTGGTCCACGTGATTGCTCCATTACCATTGCGTCACGGCACGGTCGCTGTGCGCCGATTCGAGGTTGGCGGTATTCACGGCGGTGATTTCGTAATACACGCCATGCTTGTTAAATGGGACGACATCCTCATAGTGGGGCTCAGTGACCTCGGCAACCTGGACTAAGTCGGTGCCATCAAAGCCACGATAGACACGGTAGCCAGCAATGTCACTTTCTGCGTTCTGGTTCCAAACCACGTGCAGTTGCACTTTCCTGCCGCCAGCCTTGGCAATCTGCTCCTCCTCTTCCCCGTCCGGTCCGCACGAATACATGGCATGGAGAAGGAGCAGTGCCGTGCCTATGAGAAAGAGGCGTCTGGTCATTTTGCCTGGCAGCTCCCGGCGCAGGCCGCTTCCGTCCAGTATTCATGGACATGGTGACAAGCCTGATAGCCATTGACCGGCTCTAGACATTTCTTGGCATGGAAGTATGAGGAACAGGACGCGACAGACAGCGAGACAAGTAGTAGTACGACTGCCTTCCCGGACAGCTTCTTGAGGGCATTGGCCACGGCCTGGAACACGCTATTGGCCCGCACCTGCGGGACCATGCCTAACGCTTCCGAGAGCATGAACAGTGCAGCCAAAATTGCCTTGCCCGCGTCAGAACCCAAAAAGTCCCAGATCAGATATGCGTAACTAATGACATCCATCATTGCCCCCATTCGGTTTAGAATTTCCATTTGAATCCTACGGCTCCACCTTTGACATCAGCTTGCTTCGCGCCTTCCGGCTTGATCCAGACCAGGTGCTCGACCAGCCAGCGCCAGATCCGTTTCACATTTCCTTCCCGGTCATTTTGACTTGAATGAGCGCGTCAGGATTAATGTTGCAAAAGACACTGTCGCCGGTCGGGGGATTGGTCTTGGCCAGGGACAGGGCCATCTTCTTGCCCTCCACCATGATCGTGGCCCAGTAGCCAACCTGCCCATCGTGACACGGGGGCACGCCTTCGTGAAAGGCGCTGGTTGAGGCGGGAAGTAACGCAATAATACACGCAAGTAATAGTGGTCTCATCATATCCCCTCAAAATGTCCAAAGTCGCCCATGGTCCAATCGCCACCCCACTTGCCCCCGAGCGCTTTCCACTTCTCGCCTAGAAGTTGGTAGTCCTCATTAGGAGCAATCTTTCCATCGCTCGTAAACAGAATCAGATCGAAGGCCAGCCGATCGGCATGCTTCGAGTTGCGCGTCTTACTGCGCCCGTTATTGACCAGGAGATCCTGGTACGTGACCGGCATCCCACATTCTGGACAGAGCAATTTATCGCTACTGCGCCAGGCGTCCCCCATGGTCCAGTAGTAGTCCTTCTCAGCCATCCAGGCGAGGAACAGGCCCATGGTCCGTGCAAAGACATGCTGCCGTTCACGTAAGGTCATGGAGCCTCCCTCAGTTGAGTGTTCCCTAACGGCGTTGGACGAGTCGAAGCTGCGTCGAGTAATCCGCCAGTCGCCGCTCCGGCAATGGCCCCGAGCTTGCGCCAGTTACTCGCATTCGGGTTCTGGATCATGCGTGCGACAATGTTCCGGCCAGTCTGGGTCATGAGCAGTTCAGACATTTTCTCGGCAGCGACGTAGCCAGCTAAGGCTCCACCGATCCCGCCCGTAAAGGTACTGCCCGCGATAATGCCCATGAGCCGTCCCATGATCGGGCCTTCCGACTGAGCCATCTCTTTGAACCTGGATTCAATGGCTTTATATTCGGCACTACCCGGTGGCACTCGTTGCTTGAACTCGTCATTGGTCCGTATCCATTTCAGGACCCGATCGGGATAGAAGATCTCCACACCTTCTTTATTAGTCGTCGCCCGCTCAATCTGTTCAGACAACAGCATGCGGGTCTTTTCTTGTTTGTAGGCGTTTCTGGCATCTCGCCAGGCCTGGAGCGGAACCCCTTCCGGGATCGGCATATCAGCTAGGTCATCCAGCATCGCCTTCTTGAGCTTGATATAATCGCCACGTAACGTATCGTCACTGACCCGGTTAATGACCCGGTTAAAGCCACGGATCGCTGCATCGGCTTCCTCGAAGGTCATGCCAGGGGCACGAGCCGCACTGATCTCGACATTCTGGGAGGGGAGGCCAGTCTTGATCGATTCGCTCTTGCCGCTAATGGTCGGCTTCTGCTTGACGATCTTGGCGGTTCCGCCAGTGAGCGTTTGCTGGATCTGTGCAAAGAGGGATTCCAGCCCGCTCCCGTGCAGGTCGTTCTTCAGCTTGTCCCAGGGTATCGCACTGACATCTTCGCCTAGGTCCTTGACGGTCTCAGCCAGTTTCGGCCAGGCCGGGAGCGTTTCCTTGATATTGCCTGCTGCCACTTCGTTATAGAGTTGCTTACTGGACGGACTAGGCAGGAGCTGGCCAGGAATCATCTTGGCCTCTGGGGTCATGGCGGCTCTGGCCGCATAGCCAAAACCAGGGATCAGACGCGGGACCTGGGCCAGGGCCGTGGCCCCGAGACGGCCTACGCCTGGCGCTAAGGCTGCGGCCCCGAGTTGCATGGCGCTGGGCTCGCTCACGCCCGTGGCCTGGAGCCCGGCTTCTGCCCCGAGGCTAGCCAAGGCCTCTGTCCCGTAGATCATGGGCAGGCTCATGCCGCCAGTAAAGGGAGCGGTGGCAGCCACAGCGGCTAATGGCACGCCAACCTGTAACGCGGTCCTGACTCCTTCCATATTGGACTTGACCGGGTTCAGGCCCTGCTTCGGGGCCGAGTCCTGGAAGGCCTTATCGAGTGACAGACCAGAAGTCTGGGCCGGTTTCTTGGTCGGCGGCTGAAACTCTATGTCGTCCAGTGTGGCCATTATTTCTGTGTTCTCCGCTCTCGAATCAAGGCTTCCACCCTGGTCTTACTGAGACCTTGTGCGGCCAGGTTCTTCGCGTACTCAAACTCATCCTTTGACAAGTCCCCGAGCGGCTTCTCGTCCTGGTTCCTGGCCTTGGCGGTTTTCTCATCGAGCCCGTCCAGGCGCTGCTTAATACTCCGTAACTTCTGCTGGACCTGTGAGGATTCTCGCTCGCCCTTCGGGGCCTTTGAGGCCAGCTCAATAAACTCAGTGGCCAGCTTCAAGCGTTGAACGGCAGTCTCTTTCGTGTCAGGGAGTTTAATAAAGGGGAACATGGACGTGGTCCCACCCATCAGGTCAGGGATTAACTCGCCAGCATTGAGCTGTTCCTGTGCGGCGAGGTTCCCGACTTCGCCCTCGGCCCGCGCCAGTTGCGGGCGCATGGCTGTCGCAATCGACTTCTGCCACTTCGTGACCTCAGGATCGGCAATGGCCAGCCGTCCACGCAAGGAGGCGGCATGCTTGGCCCGTGCGCCCCAGCCTTCACTCTCTGGCAGGAACAGTTTATCGACCAGGTCGGTCAACTCGCCCATAATCATGGTCGGGCCGGAGAGCCGTACATCTGACTGGACCGCTTCACGCGCCTTTGCGCCCTCTTCAGCAATCGGACCAGCGACTGAAATTTGTCGCTTCCCTAACTGCTCCTGCTCGAAGTTATACATATCCTTCCGCTCTTGAATGGCGGCTTGATTGCGGACTTTCTGCGCGAGCCCGGGATCTTTATCGGTCAATTGCATGAACGTCATCGCCTTGCCGTATTTGTTCTTACTCTCGACTGCCGCTAAGGATTCGATGTACGTGCCCATATTGTGGGCAAGCGGTTTCTGGCGCTGGAGTAATTGATTGACGCTGGTCGCTGGCAACGGAATGTCAATTGGCGCATTCGGATCTTCAGCCGCCTGGAGCAGGACACTGATCTGCTCTGGACTGAGCAGGTTCGCTGGCGGCTTGGCTAATTGCATCGGGACATATTTCCCGTCCTGCATCACGCCACGGCCCTGGGTAATATCATCTGTCAAGGCCTGCTCAAACGGACTGATCTTGGCCTGCATGTCTGGGCCGTAGACCGTGCCCATTGGACGCGGGCCTTCAACCATCGCTGGTTCGAGTGACGGTGCCGTGAGTTTGCCTCTGCTGACAATTTCATTCGTACGGGGATTGAACTGCCTGGTCGGTTCCATCGTGTACGGGTTCAGTTCCTGTGGAATGCCCGCCAATGGTTCCGTAGACATGCCCTGCGGTTGAAAGGGCATCGGCGCACCAGGACCCAGCGCTTCCTGCTGACTCGGGATGGTCATGGGCGGCTTCAGGCCTAGGCCATACTGCTCCGCTTCTGCATAGGTCGGTGCATTGGCTCTGGCAAAGTCCTGCTTGACCTTGAGCTGGGCCGTTTGCTGGCCAAGCTCCTTGAGGATGCCGATCCCCACGTCCTGGAGCGTGGCCTGCTCCTGAGCGAGCTTCTGGGCATCACGCGAGAACTTGTCCCGGAGCCCGCTAATGATCGGGGGCAGATCTGTACTGGCGGCAATGCCACGGTCCTTAGCCGAGGCCCCGAGGGCCTGGAAGTATTCAGTCGTGCCCGGCATAAAGCCAGCATCCAGGGCCTTCAGGATCTTCGGGATCATCCCGTCTTCTACTGTGGGGGCCTTTTGCAGTTCAGCCACTTGTCAACTCCTGTCTGTATCTGGTACACTCTCCCTACTGGAGGTGCCCTATGAAAACCTTTATACTCGGTATCCTGATCGGCTCATTTCTGACCGGGGCCATTGCCATTGCGCAGAATGAAGATTTCTATGGTCGTCCCCAGTGGGGCAAACAGATCGCCCCGAAGTCTGATGCGTACGGTCGCCCCAATCAGCCGCAAGAGAATTACCTCAAGCGACACAAGGGCGACTGTTAATTACTTCACGCCTCCACCGCCTCCGCCACTGGTGCCCATGCTGCCCCAGGCAGAGCCGATGTTGTTCCACATATCCCACCAGTTGCTGTTCGCGGCATTGATATTGTTGTAACCCGTGCCAGGTCCAATGCTCCGTTGCCCGACCGCGCCAAGCTGCTGGAGCGGTACCATCGGGGCCGTCATCAGGGCCATGTTCTGTTTATTCACTTCTCCAGGAATGAACTGGTTCTGGTTCTGGAGGTTGAACAGATTCGGTAAAGCCTGGGTCAGGGCCGAGCCGACAATGGCGTTCTGGTTCTCTGGCGCTTGCATGCCACGGGCTGAGTGCTGCGCACTGCCCTGAGCGAACAAGTTCTTGGCGAGCACGCCCATGCCCGCATACTGATACGGCATGAATCCGTTTGCATCCGGTGAGACCACCTTGCGCACATTGGCGTCACCGTAAGCAGATAACTTATCGGACAAGTTATAGAGCTTGTCGGTATATTTCGGGTCCATCCCGAAAATGTTCCAGGACCCGCCCGCAAAATTTGGCGAGTTCGGGTCGGAACTGGATTCATCGTCCGTCCCTAGCCACGATCGCGCTGCATCAAAAATTCCCATCGTCTTCCTCTTCTCGTTAGTACCAGACTACGACTTTGCCTGTATCACCGGCTGTGCCACTGCTCCCATTCGTCAGCCCTGGCGGGGCGTTTCCAGCTCCACCAACGCCGCCTTGGCCCCCATTACTGCCATGGCCACGAAGCCGAATCGTTCCACCGAAACCTTCACCGTCTGCCAGGTGTTCAGAGGAGGCAGAGCTGCCCGCTGCAACGGCAACACCCGTATTGACGCCTCCCGTACCGGCTCCACCGCCTGCTCCACCTGTTGCGCTCACGAGACCGCCAAAGGAAGTGGTGCCACCGGTTCCTCCGGCTGCACCAGGATCGCCGCTGACATTGGCTCCTGCTGTGCCCCCGCCTCCTCCTACGCCACCAGTACCAACGACAACTGCAAACGTGGCTGTCGGCGTCGTTCCGGCAATGATCAGGCAGGTATAGCCACCAGGACGGCCACGGGCCGCATTGCCACCGCCAGCTCCGGCGACAAGAGTGGAGTCGTAGGTTCCGCCCCCGCCGCCTCCTCCGCCACCGCCACCGCCGTAGCATTCCACGACAAATGACGTGACCCCGTCAGGAACCGTAAAGGTGCCATTCGCACTAAAGACTTCATGACGAGCCACATCTAGGAACTGAAGCGTGGTCGTGTTGTAGCCAGCCAGGCGCTTGCCTTGGTTGGCCAGTGGCGAGCCGGTTCCACCTTCAAACACGTCTAAGGTCTTGTGATCACCGTTCGCTTGATGGCCAACGGCCAGCCGCTCGACCAGATCTTGCTTGCTGCCCTTCAGGTCTGGACCGACCCCGAGAATGCCCTGCATCTGGACCACGGCTGTGGCCACGCCATTGATCTTGGCCGCAGAGGCTTCACCGCGAATCGGCACCGGATCTTCATTGACCTGGGTCGTGGCAATATCGATCGACCCGGTTGCATACCCTGAACTGCCTGTCATTAAGTCAGCCATTTATACCGCCGTAATAGGTAAGTCAGTTGCGATCGTATGATCGAGATCGTGTAGGTCACAGGTGGCGCTACCAGTCGGCATATACAGATCGAAGTTGATATGGTGCAGATACTTCTGCCGTGACGGCCAACCAAAGTTCGGGAACGGGGTCTTATAGTTTCTAGTAATGTCCGTGACCGTCTCTCCGACTGCATCAGTGAAGTTTCCGTCCACGCGCAGTTGGTAGACAAAAGCTCCAGCAAGTGGATTGCCCTCGCCCGCGTACACGGCATTGTCGCCGTTCTGGTTCTCGGCCCAGGCCCGGCCAATGCTCTGGCCGACCATCGGGCCGTACCAGACTACGTCTTTCGGGAACCGGCGCACGTCCAGCCACCATTGCACGGTCGAGTACAGGCCAGAGCCCATCGGGACGCCGAGCATCAGGAACGGGTACTGGTACGTGATCCAGACCTGGGACAGGGCCGCAGGGTTGGTCGCTTCGATTCCTGAGGGGCTGGCCTGTGTCGATTGAATCTTGTCGCCAATGTATTGACCCGTCAGGGAGCCATCCGGGAGCCAGAACACGTTAAAGTCTGAGGTGAACCAGAACAGGCCCACACCAGGAACGGAACAGACACTGTACGGGCTGCTGGTCCCGACTTTGGAATCGAGCAGTTTGATGGCCGCATCTTCACCGGTTGAGGCCGTGGCGGTCGTAACGTCGGAGCCAAAGTTCGTGCCCGTAATCAGGTAGTAGGCATTGGACTGAAACGCGATCAGGCCGGAATAAAACGTGTCCGTACCTCGAATCGTAAAGGGCGTGGCATGGGTAAAGAGCCCGACCAGTGACGGTCTAAGTGTGGCCCAGGATGAGTTGCTGGACCAGATCGTGGGATTGCGCGGGTCGGTCCGCTCGATCCCGTTCGTGGTAATGCACATGAGCCGGTCCAGGATCGGGAAGACGCCGGTTCTGGCCACGGGAATGTTCGTGCCAGTCACCGTCTCAAATATGTCAGAATTGGCATCATACTGCCGGAGCGTATCGACATTGTTCCCGATATAGACTTTGTCCGTGATGCTCCACGTGGTAAAGAACGTGTCTCGGTTACTGGTCATACCGCTGGTCAGGACTGTCTCCGCGCCCGTGCCGCTGATCTTGGAAATCTTCGTGTCATAGGCAATGAGCCGTTGGCTTTGCGGGGAGGCCCCGCCAAAATAATACTTGTGCCCGCCCTTGATCCCGAACGCGCCATAACTGATGCCGTTCGGATTCAGGTAGATGGACCCGGTCCTGGATCTGGTCCCGCCATCGAAGACGAGGTTCTGCATCTTCTTGGCTTCGCCTGGTTGCAGATCATCGTCTGCACTGCGCAGGTTCACACCAAAGATCGGGTCAGGGAACTGGGCTTTACTTTCAGGAATTTGATCTCTAAGAGCCATAGTTAATCCGTTAAATACGTCGCTGTAAAGAGCACTTCGGTGCCGTCCTGAAGCACCGTTGTGCTACTTAGTACGTCATCGTCTGCCGATGGGTTAGCCCGTATTGTCACGTGCGATGTCCCTCCACTCCCGAAGGCCACCGCGTAGACAAGGTTCGTGGCAGCGTCAGTCCAAAATATTGGTGCGATCAGTTGTGTCCCGCTCTTAATCGGGTATGGGAGCCCGTCTATCCTTGTAGTGTTTCCTGTCCCGAGTGCGAGGATTTCAATGCCGCACGTGACGGTCACGATATTGCCAATTTTTGTAAAATGCCCGGTCTGCGTTTCGTGCGTGGCTGTTCCAGTGGCCGAAGGGGTCCAGGGGCCACTGATCACATGCGGATTCGTGATGACACCGGCTGCACCTGGTTGTGTGGTCCAGTCTGTCATTATCGGCTCCCTTCACATTGCGTGTACTGGGGCGAGTCAAAGGCCAGGCGCGTGAGCATGTTCTGGTAAATCGACCAGTTAGACGGGAACCGTTCATCGTCCCATTCCTGAGCCGTGTACGCCGCCACGCCCTGTATCCAGAGTGAGCGCCATTCCCGCAGTAATTGAATGAACAGGTTCGAGGCTTCATCGACCTTGGACAGGTCGGCATAGTAATGATGCACGAGTCCGTAGGTGGACTTGTCCGGGGTCGGTTGTAGGTAGAACTCTTGGTTGAATAGGGCACAGCGCCTGGGCAGTGACACGTTCGGCTCGCTGGACTGATACCGGCTATAGACCTCGTCAAAGTTATCGGGGTAGAGGGTGTACCGGGTATTCGCGATCAGATAGGTCGTGGAACTGGTCGGGGTCGTGGTCCAATTGGTATCAGGCGTGACCACCTTTGTCGCGTTGTTGTACGAGACAATTTGCCGGTACTGGCCTGAGCCGGTTCCACCGGTCAGGATCATCCACTTACCCGCCAATACATCGTCGCTCTCGCTGAAGCTGGAGGCCAGCGTGATACTGGACGCGGTGCCGGCCTGAGCTGTCCCGCGCCATTCATCTGGCCCGTCCAACAAGTACAAGGACAGGGACTGGTTATGATCTGCCGGGATCGCATACCGTTGCTGGCCACGCACGGTTGGCGCGGTCGCCGTCACAGCGAGAAGCCGATTGAACGGCGCGACCCGCATAATGTCTGACTTGATCTCTTGAATGAAATCGTCTTCAGCCAGATCGATCTGAGTGCTGTCAGGATTACGTTGTCCGCCACGCTTGAGACCAATAGTGCAGATCCCCGTGAGTGTGGGGTTAGATGGAACGGCCATTAACTGTGCCTCCGCTGTTTCTTGAGATTCATCACGGGCCTGATCGATTGAATGACAAAGTCATCATTACTGCCGCTGATGATCTCCACACTGAGTCGTTCGAAGCCATCTTCATCGACTATGGCTTGGTACTTATCGGGGAGCTGCGCATTGATATTGAGAATGGGCGTGATCTGCGCAATGATAAAATCTGATGAGGACGTTTGCTCAATGTCCACTTGTAGGTAATACACCAGCGCATTGAGCTGATTCGTTCGGTGTGGGACAATCCTCCGGTGTGAACACCAACTATGCCCGCCCCAGGTATTGTTTTGGCTCCAGCGCGGGTAACATGGCAGTGGCGTGATGCGGACACGCGGGAAGGCCCCGGCATTGGCTGGACCGATAACGAGCGTTCCAGTGCTGGGCGTGATGCCGGTATTGGGTGGTCCTGGAATGTGTTCTTCCAGGAACAGGAACCCAGATGGCACTATGATGGCGATTGCCTGGACCGGCTGCTGTCCGGTCAGGTCGAGACCGCCACGGAATGGCGCGATGCTCGTATTGCCAGGAACTTGAACAGTTGGTTGCTGGTCGCCAACGATCGTGAGTTCCCCAGCGCCAGGCGTCATGGCCAAGGCCAGGAGACTGGCCTGTTCAGTCAGTGCCAGCCCGCCATCTTGCGTCAGGATGTCAAGGCCAAACGGTCCTACCGTTGATCCTTCAAGGCTTAGAACGTTGGCCGCCTCGATGGAGATGCTAAGATCTTGTCCAGGCTGACGGCCCGTGACAGTGAGCGCCCCGGTCACTGCCGTAATCGACGTGCCAAAGTTCGGCACCACGCCAGTCAACGACAAGGCCCCTGCGAACGGAGTCAGGACCTGTTCATTGGAAATGCTCGTGGATGGGGCAGGGCCGGTGAGCGTCAACTGGCCACGGACTGGCGTCAGGAACGTATCAGTGGACGGCTGCGGGAGCGGAGCCGAGCCCGTGAAGGTCAAGGCCCCAACGCTTGGAGTCGTCACGAATGACAGGCCAGGAGCCGGAGCACTGCCAGTCAGCGTGAGCGTGCCAGTAAACGGAGCAATGCTTTCCTGTGACGCGGCTATCTCGACAAGAGTTGGAACTGATCCTGACAGGGCGAGGCTCCCGACAGGAACCGTAATCGGCAAGGAGGAATTGATGGTCGGTGCCCAGCCGCCGCCAGAGATAAACGTAGACAGTGTCGCGGACGGCGCACTCTCATTATCTGAAGTGTCGTAGGCCTTGATCCAGAAATAGTTCGTGCCGTAAGTCAGGTCGTTCCAGACATAGAACAAGTTCCCTGTCGCGGCTGGCACGTCACGGAGTTCCGCAACGGCGACCCCATCGAGACTGCGATAGACACGGTAGCCAGCTAGATCCGGTTCAGTATTCGCATCCCACTCGATCTTGGCCCACTGCATGCACTTGAGCGTGGCCGTGCCAGGCGTGAGGATGACTTGATTAAAGCCAGCGAGTTGTTCTTCAAGTGTCAGCGTGCCCGCTACAGGCTGAATCTCTGGGGAGCCAACGGGCGCATAGCCCTGAAGCGTGAGTGCTCCAGTGCCAGGTGTGAGGCCCTGGACATCGCCAAAGAGCAGTTCGCCAGTGCTTGGCGTGAGACTGACCGGAGAGGAGCCAGCCGACTCTGAGAGGCTTGGAGCCAGGCCAGTCAGGACAAGCTCGGCAGCGACATTGGGGACTATGGTCAGTGACGTGTCGCCGTCGATGAAGAAACTGGAGTTGATCCTGGTGCCGGCGGTCAGCCCGGAGCCGGTCCGCCAGTTAATGTCGGCTTGGGCTAAGGTCGCGCCACCGGTCCGTTCCCAGGCGAGCTGAAAGAACAGGTACTGGTTCGAGATCGAGAACGCGCCAGGATTAAAGGTCAGCGAGGAGTCGTGTGCCGCAGTCGTGACATCCGTGAGAACCGAGCAGAACTGTTGCCCGCCCGTAATCTCCGTCGCATTCGAGCCATCGGCATCGGCCTTAATGAGGCGAAACCGTATCCGTCCATCCTGTCCAGTGGCACTACTGACGGCAGACACGACAAAGTGCGCGTCCCAGTCCCCTGCGGTAAAGGTGCCGAGATAAGGAGAAATGGTCCTGAACGCATCTTTCAGGCTCGTATCAAGCGTGCCGTCTGGCTGGAGCGCATCAACAAAGGTCGTCGATGCCCGCTCGACCCCGACCGCATAGGCCGAAGTATTGACCGCTCCTGTGGCGACAATCCAGCCGTCATTGATGATGGCCGCAGGTTGTAATGATTCAGAGAGGACGCGCCAGCCAACTTCCTCAGTAATGGGATCTCCCGCCTCATCAAGGACCGGGTTCCCCAGTTCATCAAGGACAGCGGACTGATCGCTTGTCGGAGTGCTGGCCAGATACCAGCTCTTACTGCCAGTCTGGGCGGAAACAGTCGGAGCAGAGCCTGTAAGTGTAAGGCTGCCCGTGTCAGGTGCCCTAGCCGTGAGAAGGCTAGGGGCATACCCGGTGAATGTCAGACTGGCTGCGGACGGTTCGCTCCCTTCACCAAAGGTCAAGCCGCCCGCCTGTGGGGTGATCGCTTGGCCGGTAGTGACGGTCGGGGCGTGTCCTTCAATGGACATGCCAAGGGCAAACTCGGGAGCCGCGCCAGAAATGGCCATGGCCCCTGTCAGGGCAGTAATGGAGATGTTGGTGGCCACACTGCCCCAACTCGATCCCCAGCTATTGCCCCAGCTATTGCCCCAGGAACTTGCCACTTACGGTCCCCACTCCGTCCCAGATTGCCCGTCGCCAGTCACGGCCACGTCATTGACGTATTGGACATTGGCCTCAACGATTTCTGCTCGAATACTCCAGAGCACCGTAATTGTGCCAGCCAAGGCATCCAAGGTCGCATCCCAGCCGTGCGTCACCATGAACTGTGGCGAGTACCAGAGCGGGGCGGCTTGCGCGCCAGACAGAATCCATTCCTGTGCGAGACGTTGCGTGTCCCCGGATCGGCACTTTTCATAGAGCCTGATCTGGAGAATATCCCCGGCAACCATGTCGCTGACATCCAAGACGATCTGAATGTTGCCATCAGTCGTGTCGGCGTCAGGACCAGCCGTGTCAGTGGTCATGGACCATTCAGTTGTACTGACGGCCTCTGTACCCGTGAACAGTTCAGTAATCATAGGTCCTCAATAGAAACAGTAAAATGCCACATCTTGCGGTTCAGCCGTGCCGCTACACTCAGCGCGAACTTGTAACTGCGTGCCCGATGGAATACTTACATGGAATGGTGCGAGCGGAAAGGGGCCTAGCTGGACTTCGCTAGACGTGGTGCGCGTAAACCATTCGCAGATCGTGCCGCCGCCGATTTGCAATTCCCAGTGGTAACTGAGGTCTCCTGTCGTGGTATCCGTGAGCGTCCCGCCAATCCCGAGCATGACCGCGCCGTAATGTTTTGATGCCGTTGACCCAATATCTGCCGCCGTGGATTCAGCCCCGCTATTGCCGGGGGTATGGCTCGTGCCTTGTGACGCGGCTGTGCTCGTGCCGTAGGCGTCACAGCCAGAGAATAATGGGCCAGGGATCGCACTCGCACCCCCGTTGGCAAACATCAGCACTTGCGCGGTATCCGCTGTGATAAGTGCCTGAACCCGCCCAGACACGAGTGTTCCTTTTGGAATAAAAATCGGCATGTAGTACATCAGCGGACCACTGCCGACACTGCCACGCCAGCCGCAGAGAAACTCAGGGACGATAATATTTTCTTGCCCTGCCCCTAGCGCAATATCCAACAGCATGTCCGTTTGGGTCCCTAGGCCTGAAGTCACCGTAATCCCGATCCAGAACCCGTAGACATCATAGGTCGTGGTCATCAGTGTGGCCCACGCGCCTTTGTCGTGCGGAGTCGCGTGCGCTGTCAGTTGCGTCCCCCAACTGGTGCCAGGGGTGGCAGGTAAATTGTGTTGCCAGATGGCCTGCTGTAAGTTGCGGTTCAGTGCCAGCATCGTCGCTAGACCACCCTTCCGTTATCGGCCAGGATCACGGTGTCCAGATAGAATGTCCCGCTAAAGCCTGTGAACCCAGCTTGGCTCCCGATCTCCAGGGTGTCAGAAACTTCCAGGTTGTAGAGATCCACGTTGGTAAATAGATCTTCCTGCACCCCATCTTTCCAGGTCTGGAAAACCCCGTCATTGGCGGTGGCTGACGAGGCGCGCTGAATCAAGAACTCCAGTACATGCTCATTGGTGTCGATGTCGAACTGACTCGTCCGCACAAACGACCCCGTGTCGTCCGCGCAGCGCATGACGCACTGCTTGGGAGACACCCCCGCATCGACGTAGCACTCAAACATCATCGGGGAATTGTCAGCCGCACCGACTCGCCAGATGCGCAGTTGACGGCTGGAGGATGAGGCAAAGGTATTCAGGTTGATCGTGAGCTTGCCTCCGAGATAGGGCGTGCGCCACTTAAACACTTTCCTAATAACGTTCCCGTTGTTGCTCGTCGTAGAGGGCGTCACGCTCAAGCCATACGAGCCATCAAGTGCAGCTCCGGCAGCCACGGCCACTGACCCGTTCGCGCCCTGGGTCGTGCTGGTCCAGTTGGAGGTATCGCCTGTCTCAAACCCATCAGAGAACATCGGGCCAGCCGGTTGCGAGGCAATGGTGTAGATGGGGATCGTGCCCGTTTGCACGCCGTTCACCAACACCGGGACGGTATAGGCGACATTATCCGCGTTCGTGGCGGCTGCGCGAACTTTGCCGAGCACAGGCCCCGAATCAGTCGGGTCAAAGTCATGCACGATCCCGTCCTTATAGATGATGCCGCACCGGTTGGCGTTCCAGGGAACCGAGATCCCGTTCTGATTGTCTTTGATCAGGTAATCGACCAAACTCCCGGCCATGCCATAGACACTCAGGGATTTGGGGGTATTGGTCCCGGTAAGCCTGATCATAATCTTGTCGTTCACTTTCGGCGTGATCCCCAGGAAATTCATGGCGTGAATCTCGATGGGGATCGTGCAGTCCTCAATATGGATCGTGGTATCTTGCAGCCCGCCAGAACCAGGTTGAGAAGCCTCCGATTTGATGTGATTGATGAGGAGCGTCCCGATAGCAGATTGCATTTTTTGAAGATGAATCAGCGCTATTCCGTTGTTGTCGCCACTGACAGTGGAAATGTACATGCTGGACCAGAGCTTCGTCGTACTAGTCCCCAGCTTCAGCCCGTACTCCCCATTGTGGCCTAGATGGAGGTCCCGCATCTTCAGCGGTGTCGCTCCATCAGCCAGCCAGATGCCTTGTTTCGGAAACCGATTGACATGGACCCACTCAATAATCATCCCTTCGCCCGGTGCGGTATTAAATTCAATGCCGCTCCCGAGGGTGTCCGTGTGCCCGCTGGCTTTCTCTAAGCGGAAGCCCATGAGTTTGGTCCAATGCATCCATTGACCAGGAAAGGTGACGGTGGGATCGTTGACAATTGCCGAGACATTGCTGCCGCTGAGTTGGCGCAGATACGTCCCGTACTGCACGGCCTGGGCACCGATGCCCGCCCCGATCAGGGTCATTCCTGGCCTGACTTTGATCTGCGTAAAGGCAATACGCCAGTTCGGTAGGTAGCAGGTCCCGGTTCCTGCGGCATTCAGATAATTCTGCAAGGCGGTCGTTTGATCGATCAGCAAGGTGGAGTCATCAACCAATCCATAATCGGCAGGATTACGGAACAGTTTAGCAGGGACCACCTGGGAGAGGGTCGCTTTCCTATCCAGTCCGCCCTGAATGACCGGGATAGTTTCCGCTCCCGTCAATGCTGATGCTGCGGCTCGTTCGCTAATTTTACCCATGTGCCGCCCTTTCTAATTTTGCCCGCGTATGGTCGTGCGCGTGGTCATCGCGTGGTCCATGCGACTAGCCACACCGGTCAGGACCGCACTGCCCACTGCCCCGGTAATCTGCGTGGCTGATTCTGAGACGAACAGCACGGCCCGTTGCCTGGCGCTGCCATCAGTCGTGCCGTAACTGAACGTGACGCCGTCTGAGGTGAACGCTGAAAAGGACGCGGCCATGAACGTGGCCCCGTCTTTATAGAGGCTGACTGGATCATTGTCTGAGAGCGATTGCGTGTTCGGGGCAACGGCATCGTTGACGTTCATCGCGGACGAGCCCTGCGCAGATGAAGTAAAGGCACTGATCCCGATCACTTCGGCGCTGCCATCCGTATAGAGCGTGTCCACGGCCAGGGCACTGCTATGGAGCATGAGCCCGAATTGTGGCGTGAAGCCCGCACCGGTGATGGTTGCGCTACCCGTACCCGTTGGGGAAGCCGAGGTGAGGAGCTTGGCTGACAGCCCGCTCAGTTTCACGGCCAGGTAATTCGTGGCCATGACTTCTGCGTTAGATACACGGGTATAGAGGCTGAACCCGTTCGCATCAAAATCCTGGATCTGTATCTCAGGCCCGCCAGCACCGGCAGAGGTACGCCGGGCCACGCAATCCGTTTCAAAACTCAGTGTGGCAACTGCGCTCGCTTGGCCCGCAGTCTCGCTCATGCTGACTGAACGCTGCGTGTTGGAGCCGTCATTCACTACCACGCCGAGCGACAAGCGCAAATCGCTATCGGTCGTCAAGCTGGCATCGTTCGCTCCGAAGGTAAGGACAAAGGTCGGTTCAAAGGCCGGATCAGTTACGTCAGTCGCAGCGCCGACCGTCGCTCCCGCTGTCGCGTTCCCGACATAGCAGTTAGAGACACCGTTGCCACCGATCAGCACCACGGTCATCATGTAGGCCTCTGGTGGGGCATCGGTCCAATTGATCCGTACGCCGTCCGTGATCCAGGCGCTGAAATCAGCCGACCCATCAATGGCGCTCATACTGGTCTTGAGGAGCGTCACGACCGCCGCCGTTCCGCTTCCGGTCATGCCCGTGTCGGAACTGGCCACGCCATGCTCACTGCCTGCGGCAATGGCCCGGCTCCTGGTCCCGTCCGTGGCCCCGATCGAGAGCATGGCATTGTTGACTTGCGTGCCATCTGCTGTGCCAGCCGACAGAAAGAACAGGGCCGCTTTTGGCGTGCCAAAGCCTGTTGAAGTAAAATCTTGTGTCCCAGTGCTGGTATTGCACGCCGCACGGACAACGGCAAATTCCGCCATGAGCTAATCCCTTCCCCGCATGAGGCGCGTAATTCTGGCATTGGCTGGCGCAGATGGTGGGGTCGTATCGGTCGGAGGCGGGGGCTCTGTGTCGGTCCAGGTGCCGATCAGTAATTCCCCCGGCACCTCCACAATGAAGGCATCAAGTCGGTTCCCGCCTAAGTTACTCGTCCACATGAAATAGCGCCCGGTAATGTCCAGCGCCCCTTTCGGGCGCTTGCAATAGTTCTGGTCTGAGCACCCGGCCCCGTTGCCGCCCGTGGCGGTCAAACGGCTCATCAATGGGGCAACGATCAGTTGTTGTAATGGGGCTGCCCCATCGGCTCGCGCACAGACTAATTCATTCTCGTGCGTGTTCTGATCCGCGTTACTCCCGCAGAAGTATTGTCGATTGAGCGGGCGCGTCGTGGTCGGCACGGCATTGGAATGCGTGATATGGTTCATGATCGCCGCCGTCCATGACGCACTATAGTGCAAGGTCGTCGTGGTCATCGGATCGCTAAAAGGATAGCGGGCTGACCTGGACGGTTCGCTGCCGTGGCCGTCCTGGCCAATGATGTAGCTGTAGCCGGTATCGACATGGGACAGATTGCCGACCGAGGAGGTGCGCCGAAATTCCACGCCGGTACTGTTATTGAAGATCCGGTTGACTTCATCGTTCGGCACCCCAACATCTTCCTGGCTCATCGTCCAGTCACCGGTCCGATCGAGAATACACTCGTCAAAGGTCGCCCCGGCAATGGTCGGATAGAAACGGAAGATATTCGTCGTGCTGTTATAGACCAGGCAGCCGAGGTAGCCGCCGCTCGTGGTCCGTAAGGCTCCAGCGTGAACCGTATCGTTATAGTTACTGTGCCAGGCCCAGAGGCGTCTCGGGCAGTTACCGGTAACGCAGCCGAGACTTGTACTCGATCCATCTGATAAGAGCGCCGTCCGGTTCGTAATATCGACCACCACTTCGGCGGTCTGGGCAATAATGTCGTAGCGTTTCAGTTGGTGATCGATCGGGTAGTACAGTTTGGTCGGCAGTCCATAGCTGAAGTACATCATCTCGCCGGTCATGCCCTGTTCCACTGAGAAGCCGACGCTCGGGAACAGATTCCCGAGTTTTGTCACGACGCCTGTGGTCTTATTGAGCTTCATCAGCGTCATCCCGGCACCGCCGTTGAGCTGGCTCAAGCCAAGGAAGATGTACATATCTGCCGATCCTACATGGTTATTCATCTGCATCCAGTAGGAATAAC